AAGGGGATGCATACCCGTTCCTGCTACCAATCTCCGTTATCGTCTGATCCGTAGTCATCATCTTGAGTGGTATCAATTGATACTTCATCCCGCGCCCAGAATCGGTTAGTTGGAACTGGTTTATCGTTTCCGATAAATATAAGTCCATTACGGCGAGCCATTTCAAGGCAATATATCAGACTGTCACTCAAATCCGGTGAGTAACCAGTTCTCCCTTTAAGTTCATCCTTTGTTTCGATTGCGATCTTCTTAGATTTAATCGTGTATCGGCGCAAGCAAAGTTCACGGGCGAGTTCAGAAGCAGGATCAATGCCATAAATGACACGACTCTTAAAAGCGTGATAGGCTGAGTAGTAATATTCAGAAACAAGCCTATCGTAAACATCCTTACACATACGTTTATCAACCTCTGCGGCGATCCGCTCAGTAGGCTTACCCATGGACGAGATAAGAGCGATAGCGGCTCCAGAAGACTCAAAGCGTAGCCACTCACGGATGATAGCCTGTCCCACCCTTCCACCATCACCCGACACGTCCATACCAAATTTAGATGGTTGAACACCAGCAGCGCGGCATAAGGAAACAACCTCAGTAGCTAATTGGATTTCAAACTCAGCGGCGGCGTTAGCAGAGAGTTGGATTACCTTTTGACTCTCTAACCACATTACACGATTACGAGTGCCACGGACAAAGCCAAGTTTAGCGATAGTCAGAACGCACCTATCTCCACCGACTGTAAATGCGGTGTCAAAGCCAGCTACCTTAGTAAAGCCTTCAGAATCCCAAAGTGGTTCTTCGTTTGTATCAGCGTTACGAATGAGATCAGCGGTTAGAATGGTCTGAGCGAATCCAGTCTTCGGCCACCAGCCAATAGCGTTACGAACATAGTCGATGGCATTCTCGTCTCCGTAACAAAGTTTGAGCATCATTTCCTGCTTCTTGCGATCCATAAGGAACGGAAACGGAGATGGTTCGTGTGCAGGCGCAGCAAAATTAGGCGAGCGCATACCATTATAGAACAAACATACTCCAGTTTCTGTCTCCCACTTATCCATGTCAGGACTGACAGAATCAAAGTTGGAACATCCTTTAGGCATTGCCCAACGAGTATGCGGGTTGTCGCCTGCTGACGGGTTTCCAATACCTATAAAGGTAACATCATCGTTTGCGCCTAAGTTTACCTTTGAAGCGATAGCTCCCATTTCCATTTCTGGCAACTCATCAAGTGCCAAACGAATACGATCATTTTTACGTCCACGGGTTGTATCAATAGCCTTCTGACCATCGTTACCAGACGGAAATGCAAGAGCTTTAATAGCATTATCGTATTCCTTTTCCTCGTTGTTTGTTGCTCCTCCCCATACGATCATGTGGCGATAATCAATAAGTTTTCCTATTGGAACGCGAGCGGTTTTGTAGAGTTTTGCAATAATTCCCCAGATACGATCTTCAGAAGCACCTAAAGTAGTAGTAGCAACCCAAGAAGAAGTGCAGTGAGGAGCAGCGCACCAATCAAGATAAATCCAAAGACCAACGGGAAAACTTTTCCCCATCGAAGCGGCTCCAGCCAAACAAATATCAACATTACTGCAAAGCTCATCTAATGTTCTAATCAACTGAGTATTTGTATATCCTCTGTTGTAAATAGAAACTTCAGTCGGCCATTGAAGTTTAACTGCATTAAGGAAATGCTCAGATGGAGATAGTAACTTAAAATCTGAAATGTTTATATTATGTTTAACACAATAACTTTCGCCATATTGTCCTCTGCTTATAGCGTAGCAGTAAAGTTCTATTCCAAGTTCATCCATGTCTTCGGAAAATTTTATCCCATATTTTTGAATACCCTTGTTTGAAGAAAAAACTCTTGACATATCAATAAGAAAATATATTTTCGGGTGAAAGGCAAGATGAAACTGAAAAACAAAAACCTCGCTCCAGTCGGTGGATGGTATTTCAAATATGAGATCAAGCGCAATAATCTCACGTTTCCTGCTATTGTTTACGGAAGCACATGGAGTAGCTTGATGCAGAATATCCAGAAAGACTACCGCTCAAACGGGGTTGAGCTGCCAAGCAACATCGAGCAAATGGTGGAGGATCAAATATGCCAGCGTCAACCAAGTGATCGTTGCTGGTATAGTGACGGACTTGGGGACAAGATTGCTCAAGCCATTCACACAGTAGCAGCGGTTACTGATAAAGTTTTGGGAACTAAACTTGAGCATAAAGCTCGCGGATGTAGTTCGTGTAACAAACGAAGAAATGCCTTGAACTCGTTATCGTAAACGATAAAGATAAACATTATGTCTCTAAGCATCGGCAATGATAATTTCAGTTTAGCCACTCTTGATGAGAATGGCAAGCCACCAGAAACACGAATCTCCAACGCCTCGCATTGTTGGAATATAGCTAACAATCTTAGGTTGGCTAATATCGGGAGAGAAAATAAACGTATTCGCATTTTCAAAGCGTATAAAATGTTCCCGCCTACGGGTTACAGTAAATTAGCTGAAAAGCGACTTCCTTGGCAATCTGACGTAAACTACGGGCAACTTGGATTTATTGTAGATAACCAGAAGTCAAGTTACTACGATGTGATTACGGAGCGTCAGGCTTGTTGCACGATTAAGACCAAATACGGAAATGAAAAAGAACGATTGGTTAACACCGAAAACATCACCACTGCATTCGATCAAGCAATCCGAGAATGGCCCGGATACCTCTACAACGCAGAGCAAGACCTTGAAGAAATGTTGCTCTATGGAAAAGGGATTGGAATGTGGGATAGCCCAATGGGATGGATGCCAGAACACGTTTACTTATCCGACCTGCTGTTTCCAGACGACATTAGGATCGACTTTTCTAACCTTGAAGAGTTTGTCCGCCGTGTCCGTTTGACTCCATACGAACTATACAAGAAGATTGAGGATCGCGCTGCGGCTGAAGCAATGGGATGGAATGTAGATGCAGCAATTGACGCTATCCGCTTCCATAGGGCATTTAGCAACAACCGCAAAACTCGTGAAGACTTCTTCCGCACGATCAGCGAGTCAGGATTCAACTGGTCATTGTCTGTAAACCAGAAGATCGACCTCTACGAAGTATATTGGAGAGAGTTTGACGGCACAATTTCGAAAGCTATTATCCTTCAAGACTACCAACCAATTTCGGCTTATATCAACGAAAACATCAAGGGTGCTGGGAAAATCAGCGAAGATGATGTCCGAACCCAACATGGGTTTATGATGCTCAAGGTTGGACTCTACAACTCATGGGATGAAATTCTGTATATGCTTACTGATTCAGTAGGCAGTGGACTCTTCCAAGACATCAAGAGCCAAGCTGAGTCTGCGTTCGTCGCGTGCCGTCAGTATGACTTTACGATGAACTCGTTGGTTGATGCTGTCCGACTCAACTCCATGCTGATGATCGAGGGTCAAGGGCCAGACTCAACAAAGATGTTGAAGCAGATGGAATGGTTGCCAATTAGCGTAATGCCAGATGGGGCGAAGTTCATCCAGAACCGCTTCCAGCTCCCAGTAGCAGAAAGTATGAGTTTCATGCAGTTTTTCATGGGAGATATGTATAGGGGCATGGGGCAGTATCGAATCAACGCGCCTACAAATAGTGGTGGGCAGCGCACCAAAGGCGAAGCAGAATTGGATGCAGCGGAGTCGGCAAAACTATCTGGAACGCAGATTCGCCGATTCAACGAGTGCCAAACTCTTTACTTCAAACAACTCTACAAACGCTTTGTAAATGCGAAATCCGCCGATGATGGGTATGAGTTTGTAAAGAAGTTCTACGAGATTCTTGAAGAGCTTGGAACTCCAAAAGAAGCTGCCGCTTGGAAGAATATCACAAGTATCCGATCCAACCTTATCAACGGAGCGGGTAGCCCATCGTTCAAGCTCATCACAGCAGAGAAGCTATTACAGATCACGGCAATTACTCCAGCTAACGAGGGGCAAGAAAACGCAGTTAAGGACGCTATCGCCGCGCTATCTGGACGAGACAACGTAGCTCGCTACCGGAATATCAAACCAAGCAAGATCGACGATACGGCGCGTATCATTGGATTTGAGAATGCTGGCATGACTGATGCTTTTGTAAATCCAGCAAACTTCCCAGTGTTGCCAACTGATCCGCACATCGAACACGTTCAAGGTCACTTCCAAGACTTGGGAATGCAATTGCAGATGAATATGCAGGCTATCCAGCAAGGCCAACCAAAGCTGGAAGACCTATCGCTGGCGGTTCGTTCCGTTCAATTCAAGGGTGGGCATATCATGGCACACGTTGAGTTTATCAGCAAAGACCCATCGAAGCAGGATTTCTTGAAGCAATTCATGCAAGGCATGGGTGAAGTTCAAGCTATGGCTGACGAACTCCAGCAGGTTTATATTCAGATGGCAGAAGCTGAAGCTCAAAAAGCTGGTCAACCAAACTCCGAAGAAGACATCAAACTTCAATACCTCGCTGCTAAGTCTGGCATTGAGATTGATACCAAGAAGAAGCTCGCTGACATCTCTGTGGGCAAGGCTTCTATCTCACACGCTCAACGCACTGAACAGCGCAAGGAACAAGGTATCACCCAACTTGCGCTTCAGAAGGCTAAAGCTCGCGCAGAGATTCAGAAAGAGAAAGCCAAGCAAGCAGCAATGCAGGGCGAGGCTCCAGAGATGGAAGAAGAAGAACCAGAGGAAGAAGAAGAACCAGAAGAAATGGAAACCGAAGAAGTTGAAACCGAAGAAGAAACATGACAACAGAAAAAGTAAAATCCCTATGTGCAGCGATAAGCTCACACGAAGACTGGAACAAACTACAGGCGTATTTACTACTTAATGTAAATCCACCAGAAGGAGTAACCACGTTAATCCATGCAATCAAAACTATTGAAGCTATTGGAACTGAGGAGCAAGGAGCATTCAAAAAAACAAAAGCTACTCGAAAGCATGAAGAACCAACGGGCAACACGATTGACCCAGACCTTGACGAAATCTAATTTATGGCAGACCAAACCGACACCAATGAAGTAATCGCGGAGCTAAAAGCTAAACCTCAAGTTCCGATTAAAGGCAACACATCTGACTTCCTCAAGAAGTTCAGCAAACAACAAGCTGACGATGGCAAGCCAAGTGCTACCAATGTTGGCGATCCTAATCTTGTAATCCAAAAATTCAATGAAGAAGCACCAGAAGAACCAGTGGCGGGAGTTACCGAAGCTGAAATCACATCTGACCGAACAGGAAAGAAAAAAGGATTTGTTGAACGACAAATCGAAGAAAACCGCAAGCTCAAAGAAGAGTTGGAAAAATACAAGAAAGACGAAATTCCCAAGTTTGAAAATAAAATCCAAGAACTTGAGCGATTGGTCTCCGAGTCAAAATCGACAGTTGAAACCAACCACTATCAGGAACAGCTCAACAAAGCCAATCAAGAAAAGCTGGAAGTTGAGCAACAACTATCAGAACAGATCAAAGACCTTAGGGGTAAACTGGACTTCCATGACATTACAAGCAATCCAGACTTTAAAAAGACTTACATTGATCCTATCAAAAGCACATACGACACTGCGCGACAATTGCTATCGAATGATCCAACTCTTCTTTCGACATTCTCCCGCGCTGTCAATGCAAATGCCTCCATTTTTAATTCGGCCTCCGAAGAGGATCGTAGAGCGGCAGAAGCCGACCGCGATCAAGCGTTCGAGGAAATCACGAACTCACTCTCGCAATTCAAGCAGTATCAATTCGCGGAGCAAGTCAACAGCTTCATCAAAGCAACTCAAGGACATCACGCAGCTCTTGTCAACTTTGAAGAAACCAAGCAAAATATACTTCAAACCGCTAAACAAAAAGAACAAGAAGGGCGAAACAAGTATCTGAACCAATGGCGTGAAGGATACAAGAACACCCAGCAAGAGATTGATCGGGCTACCGAAATTCCTGATACTGTTGCTGACTACATGAAGGAGAAGGGAATCAAGTTCGACATCTCCCGTGACGAGGCTATTGCGTTGGCCGCTACACAGCAGACCAACGAACAGGCATCGGTTGAGGATATGAATCGACTGATCCACCAAGGCCGCGCATATCAAAAGATTCAAGCACAACTGAAGGCATACCAAGAGATGGTCAAAGAGAAAGACGATTACATCGCAAAACTCAAAGGTTCATCTCGCATATCGTCATCGTCAAGTGCATCGGATTCCCAGAAACCAAGAATGAGTATCAGCGAGGGACTTGCTAGTAAATTGGCTCGGTTCTCTCCACAAGGTAGGGCGACTGCGTAAGCTCAACATTCTTGTTAGCTGGAAGGGGGGTAAGGTAAAACTTACTCCCCTTTTCATTTTTTTAAAAAAGTTGCTTGACATAATAAATAGTCAGTTGCATTGTCCGATCTAAGGGATAGACGAAATTATCGTTTACGATAAAATTAGTGATTCAGTCGCACCCTGACTGGCGAGTATCAGAACTCGCATTAAAATCTGTTTCCGGACTGGTCTCGCAAGAGACACCGAGGGTTGAACTCCGGCTCGAAACCAACAAGCATTCGCTTGGGGCTTTCGGGCCTTTTGCGTTTGTGAACTAAACTAAAACTAAACCAAACTAAAATCAAATGTCAGATCAACTTTATTTCAATTCTTGTGCTGAGATTGACAGTTTCTTCCGCGAGGGCCGCGAGTATTTCAACGACCTCTATGTGAAGAAGCTCGT